TACCGCACTTAGGACATTTCCAAATCAATTTACCATTCTCATCTTTTTCGATATTAATTTCTCCATCCCAGCCACATTCCTGACAATAATCAGACTTAGTATTGAGTTCAGCATACATAATGGTATCATAAATAAATTTAATTACATTGAGAACTGCGGGAATATTACCTTTCATATCAGGAACTTCAATATAGCTAATACAACCACCAGGAGAAAGCTTCTGGAACTGAGCTTCATCTGCAAGTTTCTTAAATGCATCTACCTCTTCTCGGACTGAGTGATGATAACTATTTGTGATATAGTTATGATCCGTAACATCTTTTACAATACCAAAACGCTTCTTAAGAGATTTGGCAAACTTATATGTAGTAGATTCCATAGGAGTACCATATAATGAATAAGAAATATTCTCAGCAGCTCTCCATTCAGCACATTTATCATTCATATGCTGCATAATCTGGAGAGAAAATTCAATATTCTCAGGATCCATATGTGACTTACCAGTCATTGCTACTACACATTCATAAAGACCAGCATATCCAAGAGAAATAGTAGAATAGTTATTATAGAGAAGCTTATCGATTGTCTCACCTTTCTTAAGACGAGCAATCGCACCATACTGCCAAAGAATTGGTGCAACATCGGATGTAGTTCCAATAAGTCTCTTATGACGGATCTGAAGAGCACGATGACAACATTCAAGACGATAATCAAATATCTTCCAAAATTCATTCATATCTTTATGGGCAGAAAGACCAACATCAGCAAGATTAATAGTTACGACGCCTTGATTAAATCTGCCATAGTATTTATGTTTACCATTAGGCGCTAAACCTTCAGTATCTGGAGTTAAGAAAGAACGACAGCCCATACAAGCATAAACATCACCATTCTTATATTCCTTCATCTTCTTTGCAGAGATATAATCAGGAACCATTCTTTTAGCAGTACATTCAGCAGCAAGCTTAGTAAGGTACCAATACTTAGAATCTTCGGTGATATTATCTTCTTCCAAAACATAAATCAGTTTTGGGAAAGAAGGAGTAACCCATGCACCGGTTTCATTCTTAACACCTTGAATTCTTTGCTTTAAAGTCTCCTCAATAATCATAGCAAGATCCGCTTTAGTTTGAGGATCAGAAACCTCGCCTAAATACATATATGACGTTACAAAAGGAGTTTGCTCTATTAGAACAAATAGTGGACTATCTCTTCACTCTTGCGAGTGTTGCGCACTTGGAGTGGTATTCATCTCCACCCTACTGGGCTACATTCATCACCCATAGTCTCTACACCCATTTCTAGGCACGGTATTGTCATCTCTCCATTTCTGGATCAGAGTCTCTTACGAAGCGTTTTCGTACTATTATCGGTAACTGGTCGACTAACTCCAGCCCTAAGTCTTATTTGCTTCTACCGTTAGCACTTAGTAATTAAGTACACCCTGCGAATCACAGGTTCACGCAATTTTACAACGGCCAATCTCCTTATATAAACCGTTAGTCGTTAATAGAGTCAGAATCTGATACTGAATCATCTGTACACCACGAGTAACTTCTTCATGAAGTCTAGACTCAGTGATCTTATCGATCAGATAAGTATCGTTTGCACTATGTGTATCTTTCAACTCATCAATAACTTTCTTACGAATCTTTTGACGAGACACATCAACAAAAGGCGCAAGATGAGCTAAAGAAAAAGTCTGACCACCATATTGATTAGAAGCAACCTGTGCAATGATCTGAGTGGTAATATTACATGCAGTAGAGAAAGAATGAGGCTTCTCAATCATAGTACCAGAAATAACAGTACCATTCTGAAGCATATCTTCTAGATTAACAAGGCAGCAATTGTACATATGAAGCGCTACATAATCTTCATCATGTATGTGCCACAAACTTTCATCATGACCTTCATTGAGTTCCTTATCATATAAATAACGCTTACAAATATCCTTAGATACTTCACCTGCTATATAATCTCTCTGAGTAGAGTTTACAATAGGATTCTTATTAGAATTCTCCTGCTTAGCTTCTTCATTTGTCTGATCAATGATAGAAAGAATCTTATCATCAATTGTATTCTTCTGACGGATCTTGCTTCTCTCATAACGATAGGTTATATAATTCTTAGCAATCTGATAGAAACCAAGTTTCATAATTGCTAATTCAACCATATCTTGAATATCCTCTACACCAACAGCATGTCCAAGCTCCTCACATTTAACTTGGACACTAGAAGCAATATCTTTGATTTGCATATCAGTCATTCTTTCTGTCTGCGGGACAGTTGCATTTGCTTTACCGATTGCAATTTCAATCTTAGATACATCAAAGACAGCTTCAGAGCCATTCCTTTTTATAACATTCATGGTTTAGTCATCCTACCTTTCTGTGAAAAATCACGATGTGTATATTCATTTTATATCTCGGAAGAGATAAGAATGGGATCGGGCATGACTAACATACCCGATCCATAAAATTCTTAAAATGTTGCATTACCAACCATTACAAAAATAATGGTTATTTAGTTGTGATAGCATTATATATCTCCGATACAAATTCGCTGGGGGTGGGGAAATTCATATCATATGACATGATGCCATTGGGGTTAAGTGTAATGACTCGGCTATATACACTAAGTCCATCTTCTGTGCACATAATGATCTCGTAACATGCCTCTGTTTGGGGTTCAGGAGGATGTTTTGGGTCATAACGGAACGTTAACGTAAATTTATCAATGATATTATTATGTGAATTTTGAACACAACACACACACTCAGTATAATATTCAATGCGGTTCACACATAATTTTACGTCTGAGATAGCTAGTGTATGTAGCAAATATTTAACGGAATGGAGGATCGTCTTCCCAGCCTCAAAAAGCTTTGAATAGTCACTTGAGACGCTCGCCCCACTAGATAAACCATGAGCCGCACGCGTATGGATAAGTTTATCTGAAAGATATTGAATATCAGCAATTGATAAACTCTCACAATAGGGTGCGGGTTTCTCTGGAGCATGCACCTCGAATAACAAAGACATGAGAGATCACCTCCGGGAAACTTACTTACTTCTTACCTCTATAGTTAGAGCAGGCCTTGTTCCCACATGGTGACTGACGACCACACAGATCATAACAGCTATGGTGAGAATAGGATTCTTTGACATAGGGTTTGCGAGGAGCTCGTTCCGTAGTATCACTCATCTGAGGAATGATTTTGCTTTGTCTTGTTGCAGGAGCGGAAATGTTATTGGATTTCTTTTCAGCCAGGTTGGTAATGATCATTATTATTTCACCCTTCTATCAAAAATTTTGACCCTTCAAACTCGCTATAGGGGCCCTATAATCTTGTTTAGGTCAGATTCAATAAATAAAAGAGACCAGGAGAACTTAATCTCCTGGTCATTCTTTTAATCATTTACATATTTGAGAATATCTTCCTCTTTGATCGTATATGTACCAACTGTCACATTATGCTTTGTTTTCAGTGCAGCATTCAACGTAGCACCAGACAGAATTGAAACAGTCAGACCAATATTGTGTACACCAATATCATATAGACGATCGCCCATACATACATTGCAGTAGTATGGATCTTTTGCATGACAATGAAGAGGTGAACGAAGTTTACAAACCTTACCCTTATACTTATCAATTACTTCTGGAGTTAAACAAACTGGTTTACCATTCTCCATGATATAACGATATAAATGACGGTTTGTAATCACTGTCTGAAGAGTATCTGGCGTCTTACAATCAGATCCTCTTTCCATAAGCTTAACTCTCTGTAAGATCGTATTATACTTCTTACCCATATAACCAGAGTCCTGCGTAGCAACACCAGAGTTATAAGAAGACGTAACAACAGTATCTGCAATCTTAGGCATATCCTCTTTAGAGATACCATTGTCATACTCAGAAGTCACAATCTTATATCCAGTAGGGGATTCTCCAGTATTATCTTTCACTGCACCCTTCATGACAAACATCGTACGATAGTTATTATATGGATCAATTGCACCAGACTTGAAGAAAGACAGGGATGGATCATTTCTCTCATTCATCCAATCCATAGCAACCTTTGTAACTTCCTTCTCGATCTTAGAAGATGTCTGAGGATCATTGGCTTCAATGCCAGCTTTATTCTCAGCAAGTAATTTCTTCTTTAGCGCAGCTGCCTGAGGAGGAAGAGTCATAATATCCGGATTAATAGAAGGATTAATTAGATGCGCAAGAGGTCCACCGAGTAAGAACTGAAGTCGATCAATATACTCAGCAGCTTGAGCTGGTGTAATATCTTTTTGCATCAATCCATCAGAAATACCATCTTCCAATGCTCCCAATTCTTTACTACCAAACGGTTTATTTACATAACCAAAGATCTTTAATGGTTCCAGAATAAACTTATTGAATAGATAGATACCACAAGTCGTTGTAGAATTCTCTTTTACGAATGGGGACTGTTCTGGACCAATGATAATCATATCATCTACATGATATTTCGGAGGAGAATCTTTATGCGCTGCAAACAAATCTGCAAACATTTGTGCAGTAGGATTATGCAAATCACCTAATGTTTCAAAGTATGCAGTTTGTAACGGTGTATTACGAATATCACGTGGCATAGTGATTCACCCGCCTTACTGAATAAACAGTCGATAGATGAAAGTGATCGTAGATTCAGAATCTTTCAGTTCCTGATTCTCCATATTAAAAGTAGTCATACCACGTACATTGAAATACTCTTCATTACCATCCTTATCCGGAAGGGGATAACCAGTAATCAAACCAACAGAGTTAATCAGAGAACGGAGAGTAGAACCTTCTGTATACTTAAAATACTCACGGATATCACGCTGATCAATCACAGCACGATATTTGGTAAAGACCTTAATAAACTTATCAGGAACCTGAGTATTCACATCAACCGGAACGACAGTACCATCTTCAAACATGACACCAATTTCTGGCTCAATATCAAACTTCTTACCATAGTAATAAGCATACTCACCTTTAACTACCCGAAGGAAATACTTTTCTCTATCAGTAGCAGAGAGATCATTCTCTACAGGAACAACACGGAAAGGAACCGGACCCGGAACAGACAATGCAGCACGATTTACCTTATATACAGTATTGTACGTATCACCAGCTCCGCCGTCACCTACCATGATACCACCAATCTTTTCATAACCAATCGTCTTAGTAGAAACCTCAACTTGATCAGCAGTATGAACGCCAAGACTGATATCCAATGGAGTGGTCTTAAAAGTAGATCTCATATTATTGGCTTTCTCAGACAGGAACACAGCACCTGTCACAAGTAGATCATTGTGATCGTGGAGCGTACGAGTAAAGACAACTTTACCATTCTTCTTAGATTCATAAATAACCTGGACATCACCGATAATCTTAGAACCGGCTTGACCATCATACTCTACATTATTGATAGTGAGAGAATCCCTCACATTTGCGCAGTCATTACCCTTTAATAACATCGCTCAGCTACCTCCTTTTAAGTATTATAGTAAGCCTTATCTAAGCCATAAACTGTATCATCTACAGTAATTGTTTTATGAACTGCTACATCATCCGTTACATATACCGTATCATTGATATAGGATGTCAAATGCTTTTCTTTCTGGTCAATTACACGAATTGGATCATGATCACCTAAGCGGAAAAAGACATTGATTGTATCCAATTGCACAGAAGATGCTTTGAACACATTGATAGCCATTTTTAGATATTTCTCAATCAATGCACCATATGCACTTGGAGTATTTAAGAATAGATACTTCAGTTCATCACTATTAAATAAATCTTCTAACTTCTCAAGGATATAGATAATCATTTTATCCAAATCATTGGCATGATCCTTCATATCAATACTATCAAGTTTGGAACAAATGACAGGATCCAAATCCTCCAGCATTTCATGATATGTATGAGCTTCAGTACCATCCATCTTTCTGAAGTCCTGCTTTTCCATCCAAGATGTATACATACATTTCTTAGCATTCGATAATGCAATATACCGACGGATATCGGTAGTAACTTCCATCTCTTTACAAATAGCATCATACAGATTACGATTATAAACATATACATCAATCATCTGTTGATCTTTTGCTTGACCAACTGGAAATTGTAATGCAGGAGGAGAATCATAATCTGGAATCAAGGTAATTCCATCATCAACATCTACTAATTTCTCATAAGAGTTGGCAATGGATCTAATTTCATCCATAATATCAGAACTATTAAATCTAAGAATCTCTTCAATATGATCAGGTTCATAGACAATATTACCATCAAAACCAGATCTCTTAGCTAATGCTGCTAATAAGAATACAATCATTGTATATGCCTCTGATTTACCTGCAGCTGCATACATATTTGTACAATATATCTTAAACATATTTTCTCTGGAATGGAGCAATAGATTTAAGAAATAACAAACTTCAAATGTAAGAGCTGTCAAATCATACGTAGCCTCTACATCAATGTATTTTGTCATCATCAGATTAAAATCTTCTTGCAGAAGATCTTTTCTTTCTTCTTCTGTCAACTGCCAAAGATAATCATTGTTGACAACCGTTTCATATGGTGTAATATCCTCTGGCTGATAACTAATCTCGTGATCTTCAATAGGAGCTTTTACAAAATGTAAATCGTTATCTTGATCAGGATCTCCTGTGAAGATAATATTACCATCATTATCCTTTGGTTGCGTTTTCATCAAGAAGTATCTCTTTGCATCAAAGTTCTCCATAGAGAAAATCTTACAAAGATCGACTAATACACCATCGGTACCTTTTACCATAAGAATATTATCAAGTGCTAGTACTAGGCGTCTCTTAAACGTAAATGGAAAGTTTTCAAAATATTTCTTTAAACCATATGATTCAAGAATTGCATCTAATACTTCCTCAAAATTCAGATAAGCAGCTTCATCAGGAACCAATAGATTTCTAATAGCTAATGTAATCATTAATGTACCAATAATGGGATCATATAAAGTCTTATTGGTAAACATGTCACGATTATATACCGTTGCCATCAGATATCGTCTGGCTCCATAATATTCCTTCTCAAACATGGATTGAACCATACTATTAGACGGAACGCCAATACGAAGGATTTCAAAAGGCTTAGCCAATCGAGCATCGATAATATCAATCTTATTAATACCTAAATACTGAAGATATTCTTTATCAGGATTCTCTTCGATTAATTTATCAATCGTACCTCTTGTTTGGAGATATGCAATTTGCTCAACGGAAAGCTCATGTATGGGAACATCGGCTGGAATACGAGTATCATCTGTAATATAGATCCAAAAATGATCATTCATGGGAGGTTGACCATTTAACATCCGATAATATTCATTCTTCTCTACATAGTTCTCTACTACACGTTTAGATTGTTCATCAACAATAGCAGATCGAAGAGATTGAGGAATATTATTAGGATCTCGATAGCAATCAGTCACTTCTTGAGGACTCATATACTTTTCAAGGATATCAATATCAAACTCTCTGAAGTCATAAAAATACCTGCTTCCAGTTAAGCAGGCATAGTATAACTCAAAAGCTCTGATACTATCAATATCCTCAGCAGCTTGTGCTAAGTCCTGACGTTTGACAACTAAGTTATCCAACATCATCAAAGTATCTTTATAGAGTGACTTAAGGAACTCATATGTCATGTGATGTTTCCACCACCTTTCTATAAGAGAATTATCACAATGTCTTACTTTATACTGTTGTTCCGGGGTGTATCGATTAAAAGATGAGAATCAGGCCTGGGACCAACCCAGACCTGATCTCAAAGAAAGGAGTAACCAATGTAAACCATGCCTAACCCGCCAGCAAGTTTACCGCATCTTTGATGTAGTCTACCCCGCAGAAGACTACATCCCTACTAAAAAAGGAGGTGTAGGAAAAATGAACAAAAGAGGAGCAAGAGTATCGAGCAGGTATCGTTTTAAGCGTAGAACGTACCTATAATATTGTTATATAATTATTTCTATAATAGTTAAAAGGAGGATCTATTATGGGAAAAAAGAAAGAGTCACTCTATGTATGGGGACGTGGTAGACACGAAGATGAAAAATTAGCATTCGGAGCAGATCCTGACATTATTCTTCATGATTATGATCTATATACCAAATTCGTAAAAGGGATTGAACATGCTGTGCGAAAAGATGATCGGTATACCAAATATGTAGGAAAGATTCGTATGTCTGGTTTCAATCACTGTGCAGTACTTGGTCACGCTGCAGATAATATGGATAAAGTTGAACTTGAAATGCATCATGGTCCTATCTTTAACTTATTTGATATTTGTGATATCGTCTTAAAACATTGCTTAAATAAAGGTGATATAGATAACCTGACTACATTTGATGTAGCAGATATCGTACTTACTGAGCACGAAAAAGATCATATTCAAGTAGTTATGCTGACACAAACTGCTCATAAAGCTGCTCATAAATCTAATATGTTTATTGATACCAGAGCTAGTGTTGGCAGACTCGATAAATTCATTGATAAATTCTATGATGGGATGGAAGATGATCATTGGGATAAAATTAGTAGATACTTGGATAGATGTAAGAAATATGGCGGAACTTTGGATAAAGGTTTATTTGATACCGTTGAAAAGCTGACTGAATATAAAAAATAAAAGATCCCCGGGAGTTACCCCGGGGATCCTTCTTTTTCATGAAACCAATGTAATTATCTTCATGATAAATACAATACTCATTGCAGTACTGCATATCATAATAAATAACTCGCCACAGATATACAATACCTTAAGCTCTTTATCGATATTACTGTTTGTAATATCTTTGCTCATGCACCATCCTGCATGAATTATTGCAAATACTAATAATACAATAGCAAGAATGTATAGTATCATTGGAATAATCATTTATTCTTCCTCATTATATTCTCTTGGATGAATGGTATCAATCAGTTTGCTCAGTGTTCCAGTCTGGGACATAAGGTTATATCTTAATTCACACCACCGATAGATATAGTCTTTTCCATAGAAGAAATTAATAGAATCTTCTGTGGTCTTTCCGACATAAGTGATTAAACTTTTTATAGCATATGCATATACAGTCTCACCATTAATCGGATCTTTCGGGGTGTAATGTCCAGCAATGGACAACTTCAAGCAACTTGTAAAGATCTCATCCAACCATTTATCTAAGTCTTCTGGTTTCATTGTACCAATCTTATTATATTCCATCTGCACAGATGTCATAACAGATTTCCTATAATTATCAATTTCCTGATACTTCTTCTTATTAATAATAATAAGTCGAACCAAATAGTATCCAAGGAAACCGACAAAGATACTAATAATCCAAAACTGAAGAGTTGCTCCAACAGTGAATACTTGTGCAATAGCAGTCCAATCCATAAATCAATCCTCCTCATCATATAGTGCAGATGAGTTAGCATTGATTGTAATTGTTGCTCCACACATGGGGCATATTACTGAAGTAAAGATAGATCTGTATTCACTATCATGTTCGAATGAATATTCCCGAGGAAGACGTTTTACTTCCTTATATAGAATTTCATGTTCACAAATATCACAGACAACATTTCCATCATCAGTGAAATCATTATAGATGATTTCTTTCTCTTTTACTTTCATCTTACTCTCCTCTACATAAACATCCGGATGATTGGTAATATAAATCTAGTATAATTATATACTGGATTAATGATATCCATATCTTTCTCGCCTATCTCTAATAGGTTATATTCAAATCCAGCTATTTCATATACAGTTCGATAAATATTTTCTCCATTCAATTCTTTATAATAATAGTGAGGAAGATTTTTAGCTTTATAATCTCTCACAAATTGAATTAAGAACTGACGAAGTTCATCTCTCTGATCCATAGATAAATACTTGAATACTTGTAGGAAGAATTGAATCATTCCTTTCTGATGATCTGGATCTTCTACTACCTCATCACGAATGCCTTTAATAGTAATAGATTTATTTCTTTTATCATAATAGAATTCGATCTTATCGATATTCAGATATCCCATATAAGTATGCTTGGGTCTGAATTCAAAGGGACCGAATTTCGTATATTTTAACTTTCTACCAATAATGAACACTGCATCATTTTTGATAGCAAGTACATCTTTGTCTTGAATATGATTTATTCGGAATAACTTTTCTTTAGCAGATTGAATACCATCAGATATTGCTTTATATATAGTATTCTTTTTGGACTGCTTTTCCCGACGAATCATTTTACCAATCGCTTCTTCTCGCGCTTGCTTATTCAATCCCTCTAGCATAGTTAAAATTTTAGGATCAATAAGTTTAGATGCTCGTAAGGCAGATGTATTAGCAGAACGAATATCATACTCATAGATATGATCCACTACATACTGTACATCTGCAGTATAGTTGACTTTCTTATACAACTCAGAATAAGTTCTTTTGAGCTCTATAAAACCTTCAGAATTGCGAACCATATCTTCCATGAATATCATACACCTCCTTACTATGAAAAATCATTTTATGAAAGAGAGGGGAGGGGACATCATCCCCTCCCTTTTTACTCTCCCGATCAACCTAATCATTTCCGGTAATGGCTATAATCAGACAGGGGCCCGAAATTCACTCTATGGAAGCGAGACCTCATTACACATCCGACCGTCACACCAAGGTTATTAGTTTTGGCGTGCACTCCTATGCACACTTTCGCTAATACACCTAAATGCTAATAGGTAATAGGAGTTACCTGAATAGCAAAGTAGCCTTACCGATAGTATCGATTAAGCAGATCTATATAATAGACCTGGACGAGCCGATCTCGACCAGATCACAACAAGAGAAACCGAAACGGGTCCACGAATTGGAATCACCAGAGACTACCTGTTTATCAGGATTGGGTGAATATGCACCGTTTCGATAACTCATGTTGCCTGGAATGATATGAACTTACTTGGACTCCTCAGTGGTCTTCAGAGCCTTTGCCGCAGCAATGAAAGCCTTGGAGAAAGTATCCTCATAGTTCATATAGCCGATCATGGTAGTCATGATCTTGTTATACTCCTTGGAACCGATAGTCACATCGCACAGAACGGCACTGGTGTGAGCATAGATCATGGGGATGAAGTCAAAGTTCTTCTTCTTGGAGAAGTACTTCACAAACTTCTTCACCTTCATCTTGGGAGCCTTGCCCTTCTTATCATAACCGTTCTTCACGGTGGGCAGCTTCATATCAGTACCCATAGCAGTATTCAGGATCTCGGTGAAGGTATCATAAGCAGCCACTGCCACCTTGTTCTTCTCCTTCAGAGAACCGCAGACCTTCTTCATCTGCTTCTTCTTCAGACCCTCAGTGATAGCGAAGTTGTCATTGGTATAAGCATCCAGCAGGTTCTTCAGCATGATGTGACGCTCATCCTTACGGATATGCAGCTCGCCTTCCTGCTGGGCAATATTGAACAGAGCAGCCTGACGCAGCTCGATAGCGAAGAAACCAAACAGGCGCTTCTTCAGCTTCATGCCCTTGCCGGAAACACGGACCTTATCATTAGCACGAATGAAGTCGGCAACACGACGAGCAACCTTCTTGCTCTTACCCTTACCGAACAGCTTCTTCAGAACCTTGGTATCAGTCACGATCTCGATACCGAAAGCATCAAACAGAGCAGCCAGATACTTGGTCAGGAACTTATTCTTCTTCTTAGTGATCTCATCAGTGGGATCATCCAGGACGATCACGATGATGTTAGGACCGTGCTTCTTGATGTTCTTGATCTCACGCTTGGTCAGCTTACGATCGGAGCTGATGATATTCACCAGCTGAGCCATCTCGATGCACAGGCCGTTGTTCTCCATGGAAGGAACCATCAGAGCCTTGCAGGCACTCTTGATGACCTTCTTCTCCTTCAGGCTGCCATCCAGAACACCATTGATCTCGTCCTCATCGGGCAGAATGTTCAGCTTGGTCAGACTGACCTGCAGTTCAGCATCATCGATACCCTTGGTCTTACCTGCGGTAAATGCCGCAATATTCGTATCATACTTTGCAAAGATAGTCTTTGCCTTGGATGCGGTAGTTACGATAATCATAATAGTATCTCCTTTTCTTTGATTATAATATAGTCTGTAGAATTTTCTTTTTCTACAAATTATTCCGCGGGGTATACATCCTCATGGTCATTATCATTCTCAAGATGATTCTCAATACGTTCTGCTTGTGCATCCAGTACTGCAGTCTCCATGAGCTTTTCCATAGTAGATGCAGGAATCGCCTTATAAGATGTATGAGGATCATCTGCGAACGAAATATAGAGCGAGAGGCCATTGTTATCAAATGCCTCTCTGAAGTCCCCGGAAATCTCCATGAAAATACCCGGGAACAGCTGGGTATCACTCTCATCGCAAGTATCGTTTACAACACGATACCAGCAATGAGGTTCGGTCGGTCTAATGATATCATCAGACTCCCCTGTATTATCATTGTTAGTAATTTCTTTTTCTACATCAGGCTGATCAGGGATGACATAGAAAGCCTCACAAATATTTGTGAGAATCTCGGAAGCTCTGGGATCAGCAGAGTCCTTGATTTTAGCGAGCATATCATATGCTCTTTCACCCATATCGAGAACATTGAGTTCTTCAGGGTTTTCATCGAGAACGGTGGGACTATCCTCAGTAACCTGAGTCTGAATATCACCCACTGAATCATTCAGTACCTTCTCAATAGAGTCAGATACAAATTTAACGAACCCCTGGTACATAGAAGCTTCCAAAGGATCGCTCGAATGCTTCAAATGATCACACAATGCAAGGAAGTTTTTAACGTTCTCGTCTCCCTTGTCAATCTCCA